AGTTAAAAACAGGAATTTTCAAATACCTCTGAACTTCGACTTCAGGGTAGATCGGCTGCCTGATTTTAATTATTTTGTTCAAAAAGTAAATTTGCCTACAGTTGCTTTAACACCAGCTTCCAACACCGGAACAAACCCATTTGTAAGGGTAAACTGGACCGGAGATCATATGAGATTTGGAGAATTAGAAGTTGAGTTTAAAGTAGATGAAGAAATGAGAAATTGGTATGAAATCTTTTCTTGGATGCAAGCAATTGCTTTTCCAGAAAGACAAGCACAATTTGGTGCTTTGTATAAAAATCAACTGAAAGACTTGGATGGTAATATAAAACCAGCACCAGGCAACAGAATGGGTATGGGAGTTGTTTTTGGTCAAGGTATTCTTACGGTGAATACCAGTAAAAACAATCCACATTTAGTAGTAAATTTTGTTGATATTCATCCGGTAAGTTTAAGTGAAGTTGCATTTGATTCAACAAATACAGATGCCCCAAATATAACTTCAACAGTAAATTTCAAATACGATTATTTTACGGTAGAGAAGGTTAAGTAGTATGGCAACCAAAATTAGACGAAAAACTCCAAAGAGAATTAAAATTGGTTATTCAACATTTAAACTTCTTCCTCGTTCAAAGTATTGGGGAATTCGACATAAAGCATGTGGTATGTGTGAGCCTGAACAAGCAAAAATTTGTTTTGTATCATCATTAAAAGACTCTGAAATAGTTAATACTATTATTCATGAGATGTTGCATGGTGTAGTCTACATGTTTGACATAGACTTTGCAAATCCTAAAGAAGAAGAAAGAGTTGTTAGAAAAATGGCCAACGGCCTTCATACTGTGTTTCAAGATAATCCTAAATTTTTAGAATGGGTACTTCAAAACACAAAGAAAGATGAGTAGCGAAATTCCATACTGGATACATGAGTTGGCCCCAGGAGATGGTATGGTGGTATGTTTTCCATATACAGGAAGCACGGTGTATGCGGAAATTTTAGAAAATTGTCCAAGTGGAAATAGTAGTTTATTTGGTACTATAACAATTAAATATACAATGAATAATGTTGCGCGAGAAGAAGATTTACTATACGATGATTATAGTAAAGACTCCGTACAACAAAGTAACTGGTACGCATATCCAGTAATATAATATGAAACTTGAAGATATCATCCAGCAATGGGAGCAGGATGTAAAAATTGATAGAACTGAGCTTGATGCTGAGAGCATCAAAATACCATCTCTTCATAACAAGTATTACAAGATTTACATTAAAGAAAAGATTCAGCTCAAAGCCGAAGAACAAGATTATAAACTATATTACAAACTTAAACATGAATATTATACAGGAAAGTTATCTAAACAAGACCTTGATGAAAATGGCTGGGAACCGTTTCAATTTGTTTTAAAAAACGATTTATCAATATACTTAGAAGCTGACAAAGACCTTTCAGAAAAGTTACTAAAATTACAAGTTCAAAAGGAAAAAGTTCAATTCCTTGAAGACATCATTAAGACTCTTAATGGAAGAGGGTTTCTCATCAAAAACGCAGTAGACTTTATTAGGTTTACTTCTGGAAATTAATTTCCATGACTCTTAAAGAAGCAGCCTTTATACACGAAATGCGAGTTGTTCGCGAATATACTTGGCGCAAGATAGCCGAAGAGTGGTCAAAACTATACGACGAATCCGACACATCTCAAAATAAAGGCCGAGAACTATGCGAAGAAGCATCCAAAATACTCGGCATAGAAATTGATTAATTTTTTAAATTGTTAAAATTATTAAAAATATCAAAACAACAACAGTCTTTGTTAAAACAGTAATTGTCTTTTTGGTTTCTTTTGGTGTACAATTATTTTTAATATGTCTTTAGTTGGCAAAAAAGAACCACATTTAATAGTTGTTGAATTGCAAAAGGCGCAAGTAGCTGGACTTATTATGTGGTATCACATGGCAAGCCGAAAAAATAACCCCAAAAACGAAGAATTTGTTACATTCTGCATAGTTAAGTTTAACGAAACCACATCCGAAGAAACCAAGCTTAAAATCCAAAATTACATCAATACCGCATACAAAGACTTATCTACAGACACTAGCCCTCAAGATAAATCAATCCTCTGGATAAATCGCCGAGCACCTCAGAATAGCCTCACATAAGCCTCTATACGCCCCTACAAGCCTCCAAAATACACCACCTAAATACTTTGGTATGGTTGTGTATTTTAATGCATGGAAAGACTTGTAGTAACTAAAATTAATGAAGTCTATTTCAAGGTAGAAACCGATTCTTCTATTGCCAAGGAGCTTAATGAATATTTTTCATTCCAAGTTCCTGGTTACCAATTCATGCCAGCTTACAAAATGCGTCTTTGGAATGGTAAAGTATACCTCTTTAACCTACTGTCGCAAACCCCCTATATCGGCCTTTTGGATTATTTTTTGGATTTTGTGAAGTCTCGGGGGTATGAGGTAGAGCTAGATCCAAAACTACAAGCCCCTAAAAAAATTACTCAAGAAGCTTTAGGGGCATTTTTAGATAGTCTTGAGTTACCCTTTGAGGCTAGAGACTATCAAAAAACGGCTATACGCCACGCTATTAACTCAAATCGAACCCTATTGATGTCTCCTACGGGTAGCGGAAAAAGCCTTTGTATTTACGCCCTGACTCGATACTACAAGAAAAAGACCCTTATCATAGTTCCTACTATATCGCTCGTGTCTCAGATGATTGCGGATTTTAAAAGTTACGCCAAAAATGATTCGACTTTTAGCGTGGATAAAGTATGTCAACCAATTTACGGAGGTCAAGACAAAGACGCAAGCAAACAAATCGTGATTTCAACGTGGCAATCAATTTACAAACAACCAAAACAATGGTTTGACCAATTTGAAGTTGTGTTTGGGGACGAGGTTCATTTGTTTAAGGCAAAATCTCTAACCGGAATAATGACTACGTTGCAGAATGCAAAATATAGGTTTGGAACAACCGGAACTTTGGATGGGACTCAAACGCATAGGCTCGTGCTTGAGGGGCTGTTTGGAAAGGTGTTTAGCGTAACAACAACAAAGCAGCTTATGGATAATAAGCAACTTGCAGAACTTAAAATCGAATGTTTAGTTCTAAAATATGACGATGATATGTGCAAAAGAGCCAAGAAGCTAAAGTATCACGATGAAATAAAGCTTTTGATCGATAACGAGAAACGAAACAACGTTATTAAAAATTTAGCGGTAAATTCAAAATCAAATTGTTTGGTATTGTTTCAATTTGTAGAAACTCACGGAAAAGTTTTGTATGAGCTAATTAAAGAAAAAGCACATAGGCTCGACCCAACCCGAAAAATATTTTTTGTGTCTGGAGAGACAGAAGCCACCGTTCGAGAAGATATTCGTCAAATAACCGAAAAAGAACGAAACGCAATTATTGTTGCGTCAAGTGGTGTGTTTAGCACTGGCGTAAACATTAGAAATTTAGAAAACATAATTTTTGCATCGCCAACAAAATCAAGAATTAAAACTTTACAATCAATTGGAAGAACTTTGCGAATTGGAGATCATTCCGACAAAGCTGTGCTGTGGGATATTGTAGATGATTTGTGTGATAAAGGGCATAAAAACTTTGCAATTAAACATTTTATAGAACGAGTAAAAATATACAATGAAGAAAAATTTGAATTCAAATTGCATAAAATAAACATGTTCTAAATAAAAATAATCGTCGGTGTAACAGGAATTTATATGGCAGCATCAATTAAAGTCATTCGATTAACAAACGGGGACGATATCATTGGAATTGTTTACGATGGTATGGACGAAGCTTTAACTGAAGATGATGTTACAACTATTGCGCATTTATTTTTTGTTAGAGGATCTATGAAAGTCCTTTCTGAATATAACAAAGATACACAAGCACATGCGCTATACTTAGTCGATTGGTTCCCTTCAGTTTTAGATGATGTTATTCCTATTGATAAAAGAAATGTTTTAACAATGGGAAATCCACACGCTGATTTAGAACAATATTATTGTGAATTGATGATGTTAAGTTTGGAAAATGCTTTGGAAGATACTCAAGAAGATAAAAAGAAATCACAGTACAAAGATATTCTTAAAAAACATAACTTTGATGATGATGATATGCAATAGAAATCAACAACTTAATTTTAATTTGTATTAAAATTGTAAAATAATTTTCTTTACTGCTGTTTTTTTATTTTGGAATCATATATACCAGTGTAGCTGGTTCAAAAGGATCTTATTAAATCTTTAAGATCCGTTTTATATTCCCAATAATTTTATTCTAACAACCTCACGCAGTGAGGGCGTAGCCGTCAAGCTCATAAATTTTTATATACATAATATTCATTTCATGAAATTTCATGTTTAAACAAAACATGTTATTGAATACTTGTAATTGTAATATTTTTGTATCGTGTAAATAATTTACTTGACACACACTTTAAAAGGGTAGTACATATTAATTATTCCCCCTTAAAAATCCCCCTTTTAGATCTTTGTTGAAAGCTTTCATGAAAACTTTGTATGATTTTTAGTCATTAAAAATTACAACATTCCTGTCAGTCACTTTGTTCCTTCCAGGAATAACTTCGTTGGTCTTGTTATTAGACTTTTAAAGATTATCAAAACTG